TCTGCAACAATGCTGGCGGCATACCGCCAGCTACAATGCCAAAAATCTTTATCCGGGTCTTGCCGAAGGAGCGGGTAGAACTCGTTTCGTATCCAGTCCGTGTTACACAGGGAATGGTAGAGGCGCTGGGCGTAGACTACACCCTTCACCTTTTGACGGATTTTGGCGGACCCGTGAAGGTCCGCCTCAAGATCCGGTTCTTTCTTCTGTCCGTCAGTCACGAGAGAAAATCCTGATCTCCGTCGTCGCGGTCTTCATCATCATCCTCATCATCCCAGTCATCGTCGTCATCGAGATCGGGGTCGAGGTCCTCGTCATAGTCGTCGTATTCTTCCTTCATGAAGGAAGCGGCCCTTAGGCCGCCACCTCCTTGCGCTTCGCAATCGCCTTCTGAATCCGACCCTTGTGCGACAGCACCGTCATGTCAGCCATCTCCATCCACCGCACCGGGTCCGCATGGATCGCAGCCAGGTCAGCAACCTTCAGCACCGTCCGCAGCGAGAACTCCGTCAGGTACTCGATGTTGTCGAACACATACTTCACCACCGCGTCCTTCGTCGTCTCGGGCAGGTCGTGATTGTCAAGCATGCCAGCCTCAACCACCTGCTGCACCCGCAGCTTCTGCTCGCGGAGCGTGTCCAGGCACAGGTCCAGGTAGTGGACGCGAGACATAATCGCCTTCAGATGCTCGGTCAGCTTGCCGATGCGGCATCGGTCGAACTTGAGGTTAGTGATAAAGATAATCGTACCTTCGTAGGTAAAGGCGTTCGGAATCTTGTCGTAGGTCTTGCCGGTCTGCGGGTCCTTGATGTTGAGGGCCTTCGACTCCTTCATCCAGCAAATCTTCCGACGCTTCTTGGTGTCCAGGGCAGCCTTCAGCATGTTCAGCTGGAGCTCGTCAGTCAGCGCCGTGTCGCAGTCGTCGAACACCAGCACCTGACCTTCCTTGCGGTTGTCCCACAGCTTCAGGTAGAGACCGATAGCCGACGTACCGCCGGTAATAATCTCATAATTCTCAGGGAGTCCCTTCAGCGTCCGCGTGAGGTTCATCTTCTCCAGCTGACGCTCGACGCCGTAGCTCTTGCCAACGCCAGCCGGACCGGAGATAATCAGCCCCGTAATCTGTGCCCGCTGAGCAGCGGCAGCCAGCGTCTCAATGTAGTTGAAGGTAGTCGTAATACGAGCAATCGTCTCTTCGTCAGTCTCGACCAGCTCCGGCTCATGCGTCTTGGGGTTGCTGTTCGGAGCATGGTAGTCCGCAGCCAGCTCGCCAGTGACTTCGATGTTGTCAGCTTCGACCTTCACGCGAATCTTCGCGCCCTTCTGTGCAGCCTCAACCGACCCATCGTTGATGACGGTCACAAACCCACCCTTCGCGCCTTCCTGGTAGTCCTTAACCAGCTCGAAAATCCCGTTCACAGGAGTGTTGCGATAGGTGCCGTTAGTAATCGTAATCTTCGCCATTCTGTGTATCCCTTGCTTCGTTAAGTTGAGGAGCATGTTTAGCTCCAGTATCAATATGATACTGTCTTTGGGCGGTTTGGTCAAGTCTTTCTTCCATCTTTATTCCCTTGTAAATCAACGACTTAGCAGAAAGATGAAAACCCTAAGAAAATCAATGTCTTTAAGTCATTGATTTTAAAAGGTTTAGGAAAATAGTTGGAAAAAGGTGTGATTTGGATGGATTTGGTTTGGTTAATGGACGGTTGCATCATCCAATCCGGCAACCCGCAGCTTCACGATGTTGTTGACTTGAAAGTTCTTCGTCTCAATCGCTTTCATAAGCCCAATCCATTGATTGCGCAGCAAGGCAAACTCGTTAATAAGAATAGCCATGTTCACAACATCGCTATCACCATCGACATATTTTTCAGCATCCCTTGAGCTTAGGGCGCGTTGGTGCTTTTCGAGGAACAGACGAAACTTGTCGGAGCGAATGCGCCGAAGCTCTACATTAAGATATTCTAATATAGCTTCAATCTCCTGTAGCTGATTGTAGCGTTGCTCAACAACGCCGGGTAGCTCGGCAGATAGGTTTTCTAAACGACGCCCTTTAAGGGACAAATCATTTTTCTTCGCCCACTCTAACTCCGTCAAGAAATGGTCCATACAATCTGGAAGATTGTCGAGACTTTGAACTACCTGCCGATACCACCCTGCCATATTACATCACTCTCGCAACACCGGACTTCATTGCCCTACAAAATAGTATAGCACGGCTGCGACGAGTTGTCACGCGTCCTTTTACCATCATTGTGCGAGGCGGAACTCCGAGGTGCTCGGTTAAAAGATTGTGAAGCTCGGTAATCTCAGATGGTGAGGTTACTTCCGTCATTATCTCTGCGTTACCTTCGATAATGGCTTGCTCCATTTCTCCTAACAGCTCGTGTGCCTTTTCTTTATCGCCATTACGAATGGCTTTCTTTAGTTCGTCAAACATTACCAGCCTCCGTCGAAGGCATCGTCTTCATCATCTTCGGATTCACCGAAATGAGTCTTGACTGCTGCCTTCAGCTCTCTGTCAAGGTCTTGAAACTCTTCAATGCCGTCTGCGTAACCATACTCGTCACAGACAGCGATTAGAGCGTCGGCTGCGTCCAACCTATCCTTAGCAGGGACAAGCGGCTTTAGCCTCGACCATAAATCTACAATAAAATCGTCTCTCATATTTACTCCTGCTCGGCTTCGATTGCCTCAATATCTTCCTCGGAGACTGTGATGTGGTCCTCAAGGTTGTAAGACACTTCCTTCTTCATCAGCGGGAACTCCTCCATCACACGGTCGAGACAACCGTTGTCATTGCGGCTCCATGCCTTCTGAAAGAGAATCACTTCTTCCTTGTCAACCGGCGAAACATACTTGTAGCGATTGCCCACTTTAGACAGAATCTCCATCTTCATCAGCATATCGAACAGACCGGAATAAGGATCCATGCCTGTGTCATACGGAATATTTACCTTCACGCTCTCAAAAGGCTTCGAGTAGCGCGACTTCATTACCTTACATGCTGCCTTGATGCCTCGGACATCGCTTACCTTGTTGCCGGATTCGTCTTCCTTAAGCTTTAGCTTTCTCATTGCAATAACGATAGAGCTTGCGTAGATAAATCCTTGTCCGCCGCTAATCTTATCATCCGGGTCAAACATATCCTGAGACGCATAAGTGTGATTAGTTGCAATCAACCCAATGTTATACTTCGCAATACGATTCACCGCATTACGAACAAGGGCTGTGAGAGACTTTGCCTTACGACCTAAGTCACCCTTCATATCGCCCGCCTCAAACTGATTGACATCCGTCGGAGTCAATAGCATGCCGAGGGAGTCAACAACAAACATCACCTTCGGACGCTCTTCCTCTTCCATGTGTCCGTAGCTGTCAGCGTACTCCTTTACGAAGTCGGACAGGATCTTTGCTACATCATCAATCATGCTTACGCCAATACGCAGAAGCTTGTCCTCTGCTGTATCAACGCCGACTGCCTGTAGCCACTTTTCGTCAAGGGCGTTTTCCGAATCGAGCAGGACAACAAAGATGCCCTGTTCTTGTGCATTGCGCACGATGTTACCGGAAGCAATGAAGCTCTTACCGGAGCCAGATTCACCAGCAAGGCAGACTACCTTACCGAGCGGAATGCCTTTGTGAAAGTCGCCTGAGATGAGATAGTTGAGAGCATAGTTGCCCGTGCTTACCCATGTGTTAGGGTCATGGAACCCGGCACTAATGCCTGAGATACTCTTAGTAATGCCCTTCCTAAATTTAGAAGGATCGAATGGCTTTGTCATATTTATTCTCCATGTTCGTGAAAGCTGTGGGGCGAGACTTGCCCGCCCCACAGAATACCATTAGCTCGGTGCGCGGTTGCGAATCTTGGCTAGGATATCTTGTGCGGAAGATGCTGCTGGCTTAGCCGCTTCTTCCTTTACTTCTTCCTTTGCCTCGACTGCCGGAGCAGGCTGCGGTGCAGGTGCTGCCGGAGCAGGAGCAGGCTTAGCAGCGCGAGGCACATCGTCCTCGTCGGTGTCATTACCTGTGTCCAGCTCTAGTCCGAATGGCTTGTAGAAACGACCCCACTTCTCCGGGTCATACAGTTCGCCATTGACCGACGCCTCGAACATCTCTACCATTGCAGCGAGATGATCCTGAGAAGGCTTTGCAGGCATCCAATCGTTGAGGTCGAACAGTCCGTTCTTCTCGATTGCTGCGAGGTGCTCCTCGGATAGGGCAGTTTCGCGACGCGCCCACTTCGAGGTGCTGTAATCGCGGTATTGTCCCTTCTTGGTAACGGTGATGCGGAAGTCCAGTCCGTTCACGAAGTCGATTGGGTTGCTCTCTAGGTCTGGGTCCATGAGGGCGTCCTTCACGATGTTGAAGATTTGAGGTCCGATGATTAGCCGACGAATCGGATTCTCGTTCTCATACTTCTCGTTGAGCGGGTCCTCGATGACCAGCGCCTGGAAGAGATACGAACGCTTCTTCCAATACTGACGGGCCATATCTTCGAGGCTCTTGTCGTTCCACCATGGGCGGACCTGTGCGAGAATCGGGCAGCTATCGCCCCACATCTCGACGCATGGTACGCGAACGCTGGTCGGACGATGCTCTTCACCACCCTTCACGCCTGGGAAAGGCAGATTGATGAGTTGACGCTCGCGCCAGAAGAAGACATTGCTGTCATCTCGGTCTGGCAGGAAGCGGACAACGGCGGTCTGTCCTTCTTCGACCTTCCAAAACGGGTAGTTGATTGATGTTCCGGTGAACTTCTGAGAATTGTTGTTGCGATTATCCATCGCTTTGAGCTTGGCTCGGATTTCGTCTAATGTTGCCATGATTAATAACTCCTATTTGTTTTCCTAAATGCGTTTCCTTGTATGCCTCTCTTCGATTGCATTACTTCCGAGTCGAGTAGCAATGTTCTACAACGCATACATACGATTATAGACACCTTGCTTACAATAGTCAAATAAAGACTAATTGTTTTAGCATCTCCGTTTACTCTTTCAAAAAGAAAGGGTAGCAAAGTTGCTACCCTTATTTAGCTTTTTGTTTGTTATCTGCTTAGTTTATTCTTCTTTTATTCCCTTCAATTCCTTATACTTGGTTAGGTATTCTTCTGCTTGTTTAACCGCTTCTCGACCTGCTCGTGTATGGTATTGCTTAGACCTTTTAGTTCGGTCTTCTTCTTTGGTCTTTTCGTTATGTGCGGCAGCCTTCTTGGAATAAAATTCTGCTCGGTCTCGCAAACGCTCTAGTTTTTGACGATCGAGCGCTTGTTGACGGCGGTCCGCCATGTGCTTCTTAATTTTTGGATATGCTAACTTAGCACCTGCTAGACCTGCTGTAGCGGCAGCAAGCCCTGTTAAAAGAGCGCCCTCGAACAATACTCGGTCATCATACACGGATAACTTCTTACCATAGCCTTCCATAACATTGTCAATTACATCTAGTCCTGCTTCTTCTTGCTTTGGTCGATCTACTTCTTCAAGATTTTCTAGAACATTACGAACAACCGACTTCTCAAAATCCGAAATCTCCTCGCCCTCTTGTAGCTTATCGCCAACACGGGAAACGAACTTCGATAGAGATGTCTCTTCTTGAACGCGCTCGGAAATCTTCTTAATCTTATAACCTAGCTTCTGTACCGGATTTTCAAACTCTAAAATCTCATCCTCAGAAAGCTCTTCACGGTAGATTACAAACTTCTCCTTCGATGCTTCTTCAATCTGTTGCTTCCAATTTTGCTTCTCGGTTACTAGACGATTTACAAGTGGGAGAATATCGCCAATTCGTTCATCAAATTTCTTTACCGTAAACATATCCACTAGCGATTCGTCTGTTGCTTCTTCCTGAACAGTTCCTTCTTGATCCTGAATTTCTTCCTTTATTCTTCCGTAGCTTTTTGCACCTGCTAATTTTCCTAGGTTGTTCCTAATTTGGTCGATATTCTCCCTTACGACCTTTACGATGTCTTCGCTGTTCTCGTTGATTAGCTTATTTGTTCTTGCATAGCGATAAAACTCGCGTAGCTTGATAAAATTGCCTGTTTGCTCAACAATATGCTGACCAACCGAATCATTAATATCGCCGCCTTCATACAGGTGTCGTGCCATTGCGCGAGCGCCCGGTAAGTAGTTGTGCGGGAAACGAAAACGCTCGCCGTCTCTCTCAAGGAAGATGGAATGAATAGCGCGGCTTCTTGCACCGTGCTTCTCTTCATCAACTGCCTGTCGGTGACGAACGATAATGCGTACCGATTCTAGTGTTTGATAGCTGGTCTTCCGGCTGCCGTGCAATCTTGTTAGAGATGCTTCTGCAATATCGCCTACGATCTCCACAGTTTCTTGCATGGTGCGACCGACTGTAACAGGACGCACATGGTAGCTGTCTTTGAAGAACACATTCTTTTCTACTGGTCTCTGAACATAATTGACTAGTCTATTTCCCACGCGCATTTTCTTTTTCTTAATCTGGTCTAGATACCATCCTTTATTTGCGTTGACCCACTCGATCGCTTCTTCTTTCGTAGCTGCGACATCTTTTCCAATTTTTACTGGAACCGTGCGGTGGTCATAATACTTACCATCGTAAATGTTCGCAGGGATATGGACTTGCCACATCTCTTCTTCGTGGAATGTGCTTTCAACAACATCGTCTTTGTTCTTTTCTCTTCCTTTCACTTTTTCAGCCTCGTCTGCAAATGCCTTTGGGCTAATCGTCTTACCAAATGCGCTAAGGTGCGTCTTTAGCATATAGGATTGCGCCAACTGTTTAATGTGCTTCATTAGCGACTCCAGCTCTTCGAGCGGGATGCTGCTATTACGAATGAATCGAATAACATCTTGATCATCGTCAAGACTAATCATGTAGTTTGGTTCTTTTACGAAGAACTTTCTTGCTTCTTCTGGGTTGGATACTTCGTCGCCGCGAACATTATACATGAGCGGTTGATGCTCGTACCCTTTCACAATCTGAAAAATCTTGTCTGCTATTTTGTCGTAGTTGACCATAGTATGTCCTAATCGGTCTTTTAACTATTTATCTAATCTTGTTAGATAATGATTGGCAACGGTGGCTCGCTATCTTCCTCAAATATGCCGCTGACATTACTGTTGACCTGATCGTGTAGGGAATCATCCCAAGTAGAGATATGCTGTACCATACGAATGATTACAAGCAAAGCCGACACCAAATCGTCTGTCTCGCCAATCGTTGCCTTATATGTGTTGCCGTTTGCGACAAAATATTTTAGCTCATGAATGAGGTTCTTGCTCTGTATTGAGATACGGTTTTGTTCAATCAGCGTCTTCAGCTTTGCACACGCCTCAAGCTTGGTAGGGTTAGTAGTGAGATAACCCTTTCTCTTGTTCCGACTACCAAGATGGCGATTTGGATCGTGCATAAAGGTGCCAGGGAATCTATCTTCGCCGGTGTCACGAATAACGACTAGTGCCGCTTCGCCCAGCGTGTTCGATTCTACCGTCCAGTAAATCTCAGACTTCGGTGCCTTGTCCTGTAGCTCCATTAGGATGGCCCTGAGCGTTTTTATTTGGTCTTCGACGATGCTCTTGTTGTGCTGCCACTCTGCCACCTGCTTCATGCCTGGTAGCTCAAACACCTCGATGGTGGAGTTGTCGCCGCCGGTGCCCATGCTCGGGTCGAGGGCAACGACATAGGTGCGACCATCACGAATCTTTTCGTACCATCTAATCTGTCCCGTCTTGTATAGCGGGTCAACGCCTCTGCCACTCAGCTCCGCGAGCTTGCCCGCGCTGATGAGAGTCTCGCTGAAGGATACGAACTTGCATTCGTGTTCGCGTTCAAATCGTTCTGGGCCAATCTTGCCACGCTCCACTCTCGCCCATGCTTCGTCGCGGTCTGGATGCGCCGTCCAATCTGCATAATAGCCCTTGAATCCGTTTATACCTACGCCGGTCTCGTTGCCATACTCGTCAATCGTGTTCTGCGAGTTATGCCAAATCTCAGCGAACTGGTCGTCGTCAACATTCGGAGTAGAAGTGATAATACACTTACCGCCTGTCGATAGTGTTGGAGAAAGAGAAGTCCAAAACTCACGCGCAATCTTCGGTGGTACGAACGCAAACTCGTCCAAGTATACTAACGATAGCGACAAACCTCGACCGGTGTTTGGCGTTGTTGCCTGTGCGAGAATACGCGAACCGTTGTCAAATGAGATGCTACCTTTGTTATACTCTGTTACCGCTGCACGAATATGATCCGGTAGCTCTTCGTAACAGAAGCGAATACGCTGCATGATTTCGTTTGCACCTTCGCGCTTGTGTGCCGCAATGAGGATAGTAGAATCCGGCACGAACATAGCATACCAAAGGAGATAACCTGCTGCGAGAGTGGTCTTGCCTAACTGGCGACCAATCATAGCGATAGAGTAGCGAAAGTTATGATAAACATCGCATAGCTCACGCTGATACTCAAACGGAGCAAACTTCATGCGACCCTTGATAGGGTGCTGAATCATCATGAAGTTCTCCATGAAGAACATTGGGCCGTGCTCTTGGTCTGCACACGCCTTTAGCTCTTCTATCATCTCGGCTGTATATAAGACCCGAGTACCAGGTTTTTTGATAAAGGCGTTTTCTATAGTCATAGACTTACTTTAGGCGGTGTCTACGATACTCCTGCTTTAGCTTTTCGTAAACATCTGCGGACTCGTTCGTGCGCATCTTTGTGGCCATTGGGTTGCCACCATGCTTCGCAGCTTCTGGTCCGTGTGCCTTAGACGCGTTGCTTACCGCACCTGTTGGGAAGAAATCATCTGCATCGTGTTCGCGACGATCGTCGTAACCATTCTGCAAATCTTCGCCGAAGTAGCTGTCAAGTTCATAGTCGGTGCCTTCACGGAAACCATTCATATTCATAACCTGACGAACTTCTTCCTGAGATGCCGGAATAACAACTTCGTTCTTACCGTTTCCAAAATTTAGTCGGTCGGTATATTCATCAGCAAGAGCATAGTATACTTCTTCGTTGTTGACTAGTACAGAAGTGTTGGCATCTTCAGCCATCTCTTCCACCTCGTCCTCTTCTGGGCCATGCTCAACCTCTTCCGGATCCGCAAGGAAATCTTCTTCAACCTCATCTTCTGCTAGGTCGCGATGTTCGATGCGGCGCCACTTGTTCTCTTGTTCTAGGACGCTGTCCCAATCAAACTTCTCATCCATATTTCTATCCTCTTTCATATTTTTAGTCTTGTCTAGCATAATCTTGGCTAGCTCTTTAATCTGTTCGTCGGTTGGCTTGTTGAACCTAGAATACTTTGGCGTCTTATATATCTGCTTTAGCCAGGTGCGACTAAGTTCTTTCTCATACGCCTTCTCAGTAGATAAGCTAGGTGCGTTTCCTTGCTTCTCACTATACGCACGGATAATATCATCAGCAACCGTATCTAGATCTTCGTCTCTTAGGTTATAACGACCCTTCTTGTCGCGCTTCCTTTGTTCTTTATCGGCTTTCTCTTGCCATTCCCATTCACGACGAACACCCGAAATCTTGTCACCAACCTTATTAGCTAACCAAGGAAGACCGGTCTTGTCTATTGCCTTCGGTAATGTGTCGGAGAGCTTCTCTAAGTCACCGACTGCCTCTTCGACAGAATCCGTTAGGACCGATTCATCACCGAACGGGTTATCGAAGGTCTCGTGATCTTGTGGTGGTTCGCCTCGAATCTCATCTACAAAATCGCTTGTATTTGTAAAGACGGATTCCTCGCCTTCTTCATTAGCATCTTCGTCATCGCAGCAAGGTAGGTCATACTTCTCAGGCTTGACCATCATGCCAGCAAGCCGTAGCATACGGACTAGTTCGTCTTCAACGTCTTCTTTGACTGCACTCTTCTTCGTATACTTTGCGAAGTCGTCTACGAACTCGACATTGTAGCGATCCGCAACCTTCTTGAGGTGCTTTTTGACATCCTTCTCCGACTCCGGTCGATCAATCATACCGTCATCATCCGGGTCGCTTAGGTCCTTTGGTGTGAGCTTAATCTTCGCATGGTCGTTACGCTCACTCACCATTGTCTCGGGTGTTAGCATACCGACTGTTGTTCTACCAACATAGCGCATGTCTTTATCAATCGAAAGACTGTCAGCTTTTTCCGGGGAGATAAGATACTTGTGATTAGCAGTTAGAGCAAAGTATACATCTTCTGCACCATCGTAGTAAATATTCTCGCCGCGGTGCTCAATCATTTTGTTGTCGTAAATATCAAATGCACCGAAGGTCTCGTAAATATAAAGATTCTCGTTGACATTCAGCTCTAGATAATCAATCAGAGGAGCTACCGTGTCATATAGAGTATCGTCTTGATAGAAGCGGTCGAGTGTTGTTCCCTCCATTTGCATTTTGCTAAAATCGGGAATCTCATACTCGCCTGTAATGTCAATCAACCCTTCCCCGCCACACTTAGGACAATCTTCGTCCTCACCGTGACATACCGGGCAAAGTTCATACTCGCCGTCTGCAGGACGGTTCGCAGCATCCGGATGAAACTCATCGCTGAACATCTCGTCAATCGCTCGTCGCCAATCCCGCATATCGCTCATTACTTACGGTCCTTTCGTTCCTTATTGCCTAGGATGCTGTAGCTCTTTTCCGACTCCGGCTTCTTAGCAGCAGGTGTCGAATCAGTCTTCTGCTTCGGCATTAGAGGATTTTCAATAGTATGAATCTTGCGCTCTTTTTTCTCTGCCTCTAGCTCGGCTAGTAGGCTCTTATTGTGCTCATCACCGTATGGTGGGACTTCCGTCTCTTCAGGATCGGAGCCTAAATACGGCTTGTAGTTTTCCTTATACTCCGTCGACTGTCTTTCTAGCCATTCGGTGGTGTATACTTCGCGCGGATCGTTTGCGCTGTAAACAGCAACATTCTGCTCGTTCATGCAAATCTTATCAGCAACATAACGACGAAGCATGTCTGTTGTTACTGGGTAACCGAGAACGATTTCTGTTACGAACACCTTAGTGTTTCGAACATTCGGGAAATCTAGCGGGGATTCTTGAATCGGCGTTTCCTTATATGTAGCAACCGATCGTAGCTCATACTTCTGCAATGCAGATTCGAGCTTGTCCTTCTGTTCTTCTGTTACTTCTTGTGCGGCGAACTTGAGCTTATACTTGTACTCTTTCGCAGATTCTTTTAGATAGTATTCGTTAAAGCTTTTTTCCATTGGAAGCTTCCTCTGATTTGTTTCTGTAGTATTTATCTAAACTGGCGAAATAATGGGAGGTATTATTCGCCCTGATTTCGAGGAACGATTCTGTTCAGCAGCTCGTTGCGGTTAAACTCGTAGCCATCTTCTTCGTTGGCGGATGGTGAGGCAGGGCCTTTTTGCATTCGCTTTGCGTCTTGCTCCAGCTTTAGTCGCTTCAACTGTAGGTCTAGCGTCTTAAGCTTGCGAGCTACCTTCGCATCTCTGGCGTCTAATGCGGTCCGTAGCATGTTCGCCGCGACTTCCATCATTCGTGCTGAGTGAGCATCGCTTTGATTTTGGCCTAGTTCCTTTAGCTCCATGTAGGATTCGAGGGCTTCGCGGGCGATCTCGTCCATCTCACGGTCATGGTCATCAATGCCGGTTACTGTAGCGAGAGAGTGGTCTACCTTTTCTGCGGTAGATAATGCTTTGACGATTCGAGCCGCCTTCTCTTCGGCATCTTCCTCTTCACCCTCTGGTGTGTTGGCACCGATGGCGTCTTCTATAGGTCTCAAATCGAAAAACTCTTCCAGCTTCTTAGTCATGCTAGTATTTATCTTATGTTTTTATGGGCGGTTGTAAATACCTTGTTCGTTTAGAACTCGAAAGGTCAGTCCGTGCTTCTTACACCATTGAGCAGCGGCTTTCCACTTCGCGGTGTTGATGGCTAGGCTAACCTTGTCGTATTTTGATTTCGCCTCGTTTAGAACGGTTTGCGACCGGGGCTTAACCTCAATCAGCTCTTGCCTACGATTGCCGCTCTTGTCCTCAAAAATGACGAGGAAGTCCGGGACATAGATCGACCCCTTCCCTGTCAAAGGATTGCGGTATGGTATCTTGATGCTCTCGCTTGCCCATGCTATTACATCGGGGTGAGCATCAAACTTGCGCATGGCAGTCAACTCCCAAGAAGAGCGATAGATGATAGGATATTTGCCCTTATACTTCTCAGGGTTTTTAGGTACGAACTCGCCTTTGAGAGTATTCTTTACGCTCATGGTATTAGGTATCTTGCGCGGTAGCTATTGTTGTTATTGGATGCGGTCGACTTCGCCAACCAGCTTGTTTGATTGCGTAGTCGGTTGATATACTTGTACGCTTCCGCTTCTACAATCTTTAGCTGTGATTCATTAGTAATATCTAATACGCGCATAACGCTCGTATTATAAATCTTCGCTATGTCGAGAAACACCAACGCCATTGCCTGTGCTGCCAAAGGTGCTGCACCTCTGCGTTCTAAATGGGCAACGGCGATTTGGAAATCGGTTATGTTTAGCGATGCTGGAGATACTCGCCCAGCGGTCAAACGGGCAACGGATGGGTCGATGGTCTTCTCATTGTTCTGTCCATTGACAACGGTGTTACCGAAAGCCGCTGCAATGGTGGTTGCGAAAACCTCCGCTCCAAAGAATCGAACTAGGCTGGTGCTAGACCTATCCACCGCCTTCTCCTTCTTCTGCCGGTGGCGTTTCTTCTTCTGTTTCTTCTTCGCCTCGCTTGAAGATTGTGCCTGCTGCTCCTAACACAGCACCTGCGACTACCGTTGTCAGCTCACGCCGTGATGAGTTGATGATGTCTCTACCAGCTTGATTGAGGGTGGTCTTAGCGGCTTTGATTGGGTCCGGCACCAGCTCAATCTTACCGCCGAAAATGGAGGTCGAGACTGCCGAGCCGATAGCCTCAGGCACGCTCTCAACGACATCCTGTAGCGCGCCTGTGACACGCTGAGTGACGCGACGAGATAGTCGCCCGAAGAAGGTGTTATCCTCAGGCTGCTGGTCATCGTCTCGGCTGCTAACAATCGGCGCAACCTTAGGGAATCGTGCTTGTCCTTTGATATCGCGCCCTGCGACATTGTTGCGAATGGTGATGAGACTTGCCATCTCCCAAAAATCTCCACGCGCATAACGATCTAGCTCTTCGGTTGTGAGCTGTTCGTTCACATTAGAATAGATAACCGACTCATATTCGAATGTCATTTGCATCTCGACTAAGTCGTTTGTGGCAGCATAATCTAGCGTATCGTGCTTGAAGTTTGAAATACGCGGATTGACTAGTTCAATTCTTGTAAAGTTTCCGCCATGAACTTGATAAATGGCTAGGGACTTCATTAGGTATTTTTGATTACCTACACGCTGAAGATGATAGCCGAAGTTATCTTCAATTTCGTGTGTTGGCAATCCTTCGGGAAACTTTTGCGGATCTCTCTTTCGGCTGTTCTCTAGCTTCTCAGGAGCAACACCGTCACGGAAATAATATTCGTAATACATTTCCCATAGACGCAATGTCTTACCATCGACGGTGTCATGAAAAGTGATTGTGATCGGATCGTACTTGATTCGCGTTTGCGAAATACGACGACGATTGTATTGATTAATGGTCTCGGTGTCAATGGACATAGACGGTAGGTCTACCGACTTCACCATTGCGGTAATGAACTTTTGATCGTCTCGGTCTAGGAACTTTTCAACGTGCTCTTTAACATAGACATCGTTGTTAAATCCGAACTCAAGGAAGAACTGAAACTTATGACGAGGCGTACCGTGTCCCAGGTACGCCTTGTTGAGGCCAAAGTTATCAGCGGCGTGGCGGGAGTCGCGTAGATGTACGCGCTGCTCCGCCAGATTGCCTGCAATTCCTTTGAAGGTCTTAGCCATGCTAGGACCTCAATTAACCGATGCTCGTGCCGCCGGTAAATCCATCCAATAGGTTCGGGAACGGATCGCCGCCAACCGTAGTACCTTCGTTGGTGTTCGGTCCGCTTAGTAGCGTTGCATTGTCATAACGAATCGTCATTGTAATTCTCATGAATTCTGTACCCGACTCGTAGTTATATGCACCTTCATCAACATCGGTGAGGAAGCAACCATCTAGCTGCCAACTCTCTAGCTCTTCAGCAGTTGTGCCGTCTAGTGTATGAATTTGCATACTGAACTTGTAATTAGTACCAGCAACTGGCCCAATCTGTTCTAAGTGGTTCAACTGCTTCTGTACCTGAGAGTGGACGGCGGACGTAACAGCGTTTGTAATGTCGTCTCTTACTTCAAGATTAATTGTTTGCCATTCGTGCTTACCAGAGACATACGCAATGGAGTTATACGAATGAACAGCAATCGGTGCATAATTAATCTTTGGGCGGTCAACGGACTGAACGTTTGCTGTCAGTTCACGAAGATAGTTATTGGTGCCGAAATTCTGGAATACAACGCGGAAGCGATATGCTAGTTTTGGTTGTAGCATACCTTGCTTAACGCCATCAATAGGCACACCAAATTTATCTAATGCCATTTCTTATTCTCCTAAAAGAAGCTTTAGCTTTCAGTAGTTATTTATCATCTTTGCACAGAAAAATAGAAATCGGTTTAAAATCTATCTCCTCGCCAATACTATTTATCGTATTCGCAAAAAAGAAAGGGCCGCCATTTCTGACGACCCTTGCCCTTTGCTTCTTCTCCGATTAACCAGCTAGGTCTGCGCCGGTGTTCTGTAGTCGGATTGGGATATAGATAAACTCAACTGCCTTAATCGGCTGAATTGCGATATCTACCCATAGCTCGTTGCGATCGATTCTAGCTGGTGTGTTGTTACTTGTATCGCACACGACTAGGAAGTCGAATAGTGCGCGTAGAGTAATCAACTCTGCTAGGAACGAGTCGAACGCGTTCTTAACTGCATCGCGTGTCGTGCTATCGTTTGGCTCGAATAGGAACGGACGAGCAATGCGGTCTGCTTGATAACGTAGGTAGTTAACCAAGCGAGCAACATTGACACGGTCTAGGGCCGACTCAACAGGGTTGCGTGTCTTCTGACCATAAACAACTAGCCCGCGCCCGGGAACAGCAGCAATTGGGTTCACATTGTTGAGGTATAGAACATCGCGCTGCCCTTCGTTCAGCGATACTGGAACGAATTCGTCTTCAGCATCTAGGTAACCAACGGAGGTTGCATTCGTTACGGTGCCGCGCTGGAAGCCAGCTGGAGCAAACCACGGATACGACACTTGGTCGTTGAACGCCATTACTCTTAGCATCATGTGCGATGCCGGGACAACTACTTCACTACCGTCAAGATTCGATGTGAATCCCGATGGGTAGTAGACGCCTAGGTATGGGTATGCGCTCACTAGACCGTCGTCACCGTTTGTCGGTGCTAGGTTAGCATTGGTTGCCCATGCCTGTAGCTCTGTGCTGTTGTCACGTAGCTTGAATGGTGTGTCACCGATAATAAATGCATGTTCCTTGCGATCCTGATTAAGAATAATCATCTCATCAATCAGCTCTGCAAAGCCAGGTGCTGCAAGGATGTTGTAGAAGATTGTGTCGGAACGGATTGCTTCGTTTGTAGAAATTGCCGAAGCCATCTGAATCGTTACAACACGCTTCACTGCATCTAGACCCATATATGGGCTACCATCTTCCTTGTTGCCGCTAGCAGATACCCAACGGTCACCAATCAGCGTACCAGCAAAGGTGTAGTTCTCACGGAAGACCTTTACATTGCGTCCGCTGTAGCGTGTGTTCCATAGGAGCAGGTCGCTTGGGTATAGTAGAGCGTCTGGTGCATCTGCGTCTAATGCATCGCCAGGAGCTGGACGAGCATCTGCAAATACGATGCCTTTTTGCGTGGTTTGGTCAGCGTTGTCAATCAATACCCATTCTGTCCCTACACGACGATAGATGACCGGATAGTCTTCTGTTTGGTCGGTGTCAACCCATAGATCGTTAGCAACCGGTGTTGTTGGTGCAGTAGGCTGAACGTAAACCGTGCCTCCGAACTCGTCCCATCCACCGCTGCCATTATTTTCTAGGATATCTACATCGAACGATGGATTATACCAGAAGGTGCCGTCGGTTGCTGGTGTTGTTGGCTCTTCGTCGCTTGCTTCGTATGCCGCTGCGACCTCGGCGATTGGTGCAAAGTTAGACCAAATGCCGTCTGCAATACCTGTGTCGGTTGCCCAATCACCGGTACTCTGTAGAGTCAAATCTTCACCTGTTGTGCTAGTAATTACTAGGCGACCGTTAGCAGTCTTCGATGCAACCACTCCGGCAATGCCTTCATCATTAATAGCTTGAATAATAGCATCAACATCTTCGCCGCCAGTGAAGCTAATTGGTGTTAGCGCACCATTAATTGTAAGGTCACATGCACCTGTTAGCGTTGTTACCACTGCGGTGCCTGTTACGACAACCTGCGAGCCACCGTTATGCCATTCTAGCACAAATCCGGCGCCGCTTTCAAACGCTGCTACCGTACCTGCTGCGACACTATTCGCAGCGAATGCGCCGTAATAGGATGCATGGTCTGCATATACACGGATTGTGTTTGTATCAACCCATGTACCAGATGCTGCGTTATAATAGCTAACTGGAACAACTAGACCGCTGTTTGGAGAGGTTGTCTTTAGCCAGTAATCGCCGTCGACTAGCGGTGTTAGACCATCGCTTTGATCATCCGGTACATTTGTGTGGGTCGACCATTGGAAGTCCCATGTGCCGGCGTTGATAGCAACCCATACACCACCATCACGCTTGAAGTATTCGACATTGCTCTGCGTATCGAAGCTAACAATCACGTCGCCATCTACGAAACCTGCGTTAGGTAGACCTTGTCCTGCGATAGTTGCGTCGGTGGTGTTATGATAAACAGTAACTTCCTCAGCTACCCATTCTCCTGCCGTATCATCCCAACGGAATAGACCAGGAACGAACGATGCAGTATCTAGCCAATATGTGCCATTTGCCGCAGGACCTTCCGGCGCCTCAGTTAGTGGCTCTAGTTCAGCTAAGTCAACATCTGCACGAAGAATATACGCACGGTTTGCAATACCAAGATAGGAATACGCTGCAAGTAGCCCGTACTCATTTAGTGGGTAACCGTGTTGTGCGGAACCGCCAACCTCGTTGAAGTTAGGCTCACCGAATGTTTGA